TGTAGAATCGTCCTGAACGAACTGAAGAGCAACATTGGTGGTGTAGTGCTGAGGACGCAGTTGACCTTCTCTGAAGTCCAGAGAGCACTTGTAGTCAGGGTGATAGACAGCACCTGTAGTATGATCAGTAAAGTCATCAACAACATAACCATTCTTCAGACGGTCGAAACCATTTTCATCATATGTCTTAGTATTTTCTGCTTGAGATTCAAGTAAAGACAGTGAAGTATAGTATTCAACGTGAGAAAGTCTAGTCTCCAGATCGCCAATATCTTTCATCGTATAACGACGAATGACTTCTGTAGTAATCAGAACGTCTCTCTCAGGATCAAATGTATATGGTTTATATTCAATAGTTGCCAGAAGCATAGCATTCTGTAGATCTGGAGGTGGAATCAAGTAATATCCAGATACACCCTTAGAAACAACTAATTTACCATCATGTGTGAGATATAATTTATCAAGTCTAGGAAGATACCAAGCATAGTCTGCTCTAAAGGAAGAGTTGACTTGCATAATATCAAAGATTGTGGAACCGCCAGAACCACCTGTTGTATCAAAGACCCTAGAAACAAAGTCAAAAGTAGTACAGTTTACATAGTAAGGAGCACTAATCGTTCCTTGACCATTTCTAAGTTCTTTAACTGCGGGACGGAAGTCAATCTGATCACGAATAAATTTAATAGAACCATCTAGTTTGTAGTTGGGAATCTCTTTGTAGAGAATGCCACTATAAGATTCTGCAGAGAAATAATCACCAGATGCTTCGTGAATCAAGAAGTCAAAAATAACTAACAGTCTTCTTGTGGGTTCAACAACAGAAGGAAGACGAACTAGTTTAGATACATCATAGAAATTGGTTCTTTGACCAGGTTCTAATTGGAATTGATCTGTAATTACTTTACTACCAGCAAAAACAGATGCTGCACCATCGTCAACAATACCAGTAATAGCATCACCAGAAAGGTCAGTGCCATCAATAGTTTCTCCCTGCAAGAATGGTTTCTCATTCAGGGCAACAAAATAAAGTTTTAAATCAGCGTTAGAGAATGAAATTACGCGACCTCTAGCACCAGAAGTTTTACCAACAATCAGAGTACCAGTTTGGAAGAAGGTAGATTCAGTAAGAATAACATAAGGTGATTGTGCATCATTATCATCATAAGATTCATAAATCGCATGAACCTTGTATACATCATTTACACCAAACGAAATGTCTTCATCTTCAACTCTAGTTCCATATAAACCACTATATGTAAGACCAGTAGGTTGAGTTTCAAGATCTTGGTATGTTTTGAAGACCTTAAGTGCCTTCATCTTACCAGCAGTTTTAATCTTCTTAGCAACTGTATTCTTAGAAACAAGAGCAGTTAATGTAACAGTTGCAACAGATCCAAGACCACTAATAGAGAAAGACTGATTGCCAGAACCATAAGAAGTTGCAAGGTTTCCAGCATCTACTTCAGCATCAATATCAACGTTTTGACCATTTGAATATACACCAGAACCACCATTATTAATGATTGTCAAGATGTAATTGTCACTTGATAATGCACCAAAAGACTCTGACTCAGGAAGAGTAAATGTGATAGAACCAGTAGTTACAGTTTTAGAAGCAAAGTTTCTATAAACAAAGAACGATTCGTCGTCCAGAGACTTCATTGTATCTTCTGGAAGGTCGAAAGAAAGTTCGCCGTTCTGATAATCCTTCTGGAAAATGAAAGGACGTAATCTAACTAATTCTCCATATTCACCATCAGCAACTGTACCAACTTTCAAACCACCATCAATCTTTGCAGTTTGATTAGCAAAATCAAAGATAACAGCGTTAGCATTAACAGTAGACTTTTTATTATTAGCAGTTGTTCCAATAGCAGTAGGATCAACTCTCAAAATACGATGAGTATTGTTTCCTTCGAGGTCAGCGATAGTTGGAGTAACTACATCACCAGGACGAAGATCTTTCTCAAATCTGGTTCTGAAACCAGTAATTTCATCATCAGTAGTATCATCAACATCAACTGTAGTTGCTTCAATAGGACGTGTATCATTAAGAATCCAGTTACAACCAAATCTAATTGTGCTAGTACCAGTAAGACCAAAGGATGATCTAACATCAGATAATTCGTAACTATGTGCCGCTTCTAATGTTCCGACATTTCTTCTATTAACTTCAAGAATTTCACCATTTAAGAAGACACCATTTACCTGCTCAAGATAAATGTAGTGAGTGTTATTACCAGTATCGGCAATAAATCCAGAAGCACCAGAAGTTTTACCTGTGATTCTAGTTCCTGCTTGATATGGAGTTACAGCATTAGCAATGTTCAGAACAGTAAACATCTGAACATCCATGAAGAACATATCATACACACCACCAGTAATGGTGGGGTTAGTTCCAAAAGCAGATGTTGCTGTCAAAGCAGTGCTTGCCTTAGACATTTGAACTACACGACATCTACCAATTCTGTTAGCACCAGACTTAACAGAGGAAGTAGCGTTTGCTGCCCAATCATCATACAGATCTAAAATCTGATATGCATCACTAACACCATCACCAGAAACTTCTGGCCAACCGTAAACATCGTAGACTTTTACAAAGTTACCCAGTGTAAAGTTGATAATACCGTTTTGACGACTTTCAAAGTCTCTTGGTTTATCTACATCAACATAACGAGGTGTCAAGAATTCATTTCTATAACCTCTAATATATGCTTTACCAGGAGAAACTTCAATTGCTAATTTATCATCTGATGCTACATTACCATCAGGAGATGTTCTACCCGCATCATACACACCATTATTAAACCCATCGTTAAGATGCTCTCTTAACTTAACATCAAACGTATCGATGACATAATCACCAGACTCTTCAAAAGTTCTACGAGCCATTGACTTCTCAAGCTCGCTATATGATGTTCTTTCAACAAAATTTTCTACAACACTATTATTAATTCTAAGCAGTTCAATAAAATCTTTATCCGCCTCATCATCAAGGAGACGTTTTACAAATTGCGTGCTAATTTTAAATCTATGAGCACCAGGTGCTGAATAATTAGATGTACCAGCAGCATTATCATTTAGAGATTCATCATCTTCTGGAGTAACAATAGATTCTAAAATCTCCAGACCAACTCTATAGGAAGGATTGCCATCATACTGATTAAGAATCAAATAATTAGTAGGAACATTTACAAAATGACCTCTAATATAATAAACACCTTCACTGATATATGCAGTAGAACCAACAGCAGTTGCATTAACAGGGAGCAACTGAGCGAAAGGTGTACCAATCTCAATCAGAGTTGTGCCGAACGTAATCTCCTTATCGGTGATCAACTGCTCATTGATTTGGAATGTTTTAAGACCCTCGGAAGAAGTTGTATCACCAGAGTCGATATACTTAACATACAGAGTGATATAACCTCTATCAGACTCTGTAGCAGAAATACTGTAAAGAACTTTCGCTCTAACACCAGTAGTAAGACCTTCAATAATCGTTCCGTTTAATTGTGTCCTGTAGGTTTCGACATCACTACCCAGAAAAGACTCTTGTAACAGAATTGCTTGAACGTTAAGATCATAACCTACCTGACCAGGAATGACCATTGCGCCATCTTTGAACAGGTGTGTTCCGATTGATTCTACCTGATTTTGCAGAACACTCTGCATCGTAGTGAGTTCCCTCGCTTGGATTGGGAATCCAGGGCGAAACAGCACTCGATAAAAATTCTTATCCTTATCGAAATCGTCGTAATAAGGGGTGACGTTTAGGTTGGTATTTTGTGCCATTAGAATTCGATTACGATTTTGATGTCTTCTACTTGGTCGTTAGCACGACTAATTGATCTCCTATTATCTATATAAACAACCTGACCGCTGTTTGGTTCAATCTCTGCTTTTGCATAACCATTATTGAACTTCATACCCAAATCGTATTCAGTGTTGTTAATGGTTCTAGAAGATGAGTTAGGAACTGCAGGGAAGTTCACGTCTGGTTGACCAGCAGCACCAGAAACACCGCCGTTAATAACGTTGGATCCGTCAAACTCATTTTGTGTACCTGTAACTTCAGGGAAAATACCATCAACTGAGTTCTGATAATACTTCAGGACTTTTGTTGTAGCGTTCCAAGAAATAACACGAGCACGAGCAGTAA